AACAGAAACATCTGTTCCGACTAAGGAATCAGAGCGAAGGGGAAGATGGGGATACAAGCAAAGGAAGCCAGAAGGGCGACCGACGTAAGTAGATTCTATCTTAGGGTAAGTGAATACCCAGGGTAGTTCCATCTCGATCACTTCACTGGAAGACGCGTCAATGTAAACGGACTGGAACTGGGATAGTCCCTGGGAATTTCTCCAATGAGTGGAGAGAATATCACCAGGAACGAAGTGAGCTCCCAGTAGTCCTTTATACATGGCAGTCGTATTCACAGTAAGTCTGACACCAATTGATCGGTATGAGAGGTATTTGTAAAGGTTCAGCGGGACAAAGGCACCCAACTGAGTAAGAAGCATGTTGAGAACTGGTAAGTTTCGGATTGTGGCAGTATTAGTACTCCACGTGAAAGTTTCGAGTAATCGAACACGCTCCAACAACTCGGTTGGGGTGTCATCGGGAAAGGGAGAAGGCAACTTTTTGGTTTGAGGGGAAGTAGATGTGGGAGATAATGTAGGACCACCTTTATCACCAAAAGAGGAGACGTCGGAGGATGTGGCAGTTAGGGAACTGTCGTAAGAAGAAACTTGTTCTTCATTTTTGTCGATGTGAGATGAGTTATCATGGGTAGCGATTCAAGTTTTAGGAAGTGCGATGAATCAGAAGCACTTCCGAGTTTGTTGCCGCAAGTCTTGCACCTGGCGCGGCGAAGAAGGTCAGGGGATACCTTCATTTACCAGGGCATGGGGGGCCGAAGCCCCCTAGACGTAACTTGCAAAATCAACAGGGATCGTGAGATCCATGTTGACTTCACGGAATACGCACTCCATAGTTGTGGCGAGTTTTGTGAACTCAAGCCTACCGTGAAGCGCGATTTCCGTTAGCATGTTACGTGCAGTGGAGTTGTACAATGATGCAGAAGTGAGATATTTCTTATAGATGTAGTTCAGCATATCGTAGATGTGGTCAATTTCAAGTGCGAAAACAACGTGCCCGTCAGCATTTTTGAATATGCGACGTTTTAGGAACGTGATAGATTCGGGAGGAACGATCTGGTCGGCGGGCCAGTCTTTAACACAGTGAGTGGCTTCGAGGCCAAGAGACAAGTAGAGAGCAAAGAACTCAGCACCAGTAATAGTGAGGAGTTTCTTAGGAATAGCGATCCACGAGTCGTCACCGTAATAAAGAGCGAAGATTCCGCGCTTGATTTGACGAGGGGCGAGTACCTTTGAGGTGATACCTGCTTTCTTTTGGTTCTTAGAGTGTTCGTGTAATGCACAAATCGTGCAAGTTTCGAGGACCCATGAATTAAAGTGAGCGGTAAAGAAAACACCTGAAGGCATTCCGTTTTCGTCGAGGACGTAAACGATGTGGCCTGAAACATGTTTGGACGTGTAACAAGCTACAATGAAGGTGAGGCGAGCAGTGTCATCAGCAGGGTTGTTAAACCATTTGTTGGCAGAGATTCCGACACATTTTGCGTGTTTGAGATGTTGATGATAGTCAAAACCTCTTTGGTCATGGGCATGAACGACAAATTCTTCACTATAAAGCTGAGAAAAGAGAGCTTGAGTGGAGAGATCTTGAGGAGTAGTGCCTACTGCACAAGACGAGAGTCCTGGATAAAGCATCCGGGACTCATCGCTAGCAGCTATGAGAGAACCAAAGAGCATTCGACCAATAATATGGCACGCAATGGGGGCAGCCATGAAAACGCGAGATTTTCCAGCGGCAATTTTGTCGAGAGGACGAAGTTCATCTTTGAGTTTATCAGCGAAGAACCAGTCAGGAACAATTCCGTTTCGTAGGTCAGCGAGATCTTTATCTAGAGCAGATTGAAGATCAGGGTGAAGAACGACGGAACCATTTTCAATTTTGACAAAGAAGCCTTTGGTAGAGTCTTGAGCTTTTCTAGCATCTGGATGGTGAGTCCAAGGATAGCCCGGAGAAGTGTCGAGAACCATTGGTGGTAGTGAACCTATTCCAAGAACAGCTTCGGAGAGTGTGAGTGTACGTCGAGGGACGGAAGTAGACTTGACATATTTAAATATCTGGTCGGCACACTCCTGGAAGGAGGAGGGAAGGTCATTAATCATGATTTTTATCATGTTCGAGTATGCAGTGGATAGTGGGTCCACCTTGCATCGGGAATCATGACAACTCATGACAGCTGGTTCGCGTTTGGGTTTTCCAAATTTGTTGTACATAAGAGAGGTAACGAGTTTACTCTTTCGGGGAATATGATCTGCAGGAGACACAATACCTACGAGCTTGGCTTGCGGAGGGCAAACTAGCAAGTGGGCAATGTTATCTTTAGCAGCAATAGCTTGAGTTTCCAGCATCTGAGAAGACGCGGGGGTAACTTTAACTGAAAATCCTTGAGAGTGAGTGACTTCTGACAACAAAATTGAAAGCAACTCTTGAGTGACAAGAGTGTATTGGGAGCAAGTGTCGTTTCCGGCACAATGGATTCCTAAAAGATTGCGACAAGCAAGGGTGTTGGAGAAAGTGGCTACGAGGGTACCGCAATCACCGGCAATTCCTGGAAGAGGGAGAGATAAACCAAAGGGATGGTAAGTTTCAGAGTCTTCGTCGGAGTACGCGATGATATTGGGTTCTTTGTAGTCAAGAGACCATTCAAGTGAGACAGGATGTCTTTCTTGATGAATGGCGCGGCAATAGCCGCTTCCAATTTGGAGCAAGTCATCATCTTTTATGAAACGGTGAGTGATATCAGGGAAAGGGGGAATAGTTCGAGGGAGTTCGAGAAGACAGAGGTCGTCTTCAGCGTCATCGACACGGATAATGTCCTTAACTTTGACAACATAGTCACCAGTGTGAGTGGAAATTGTGATGGTTTCATAAGAATCGAGATTTTTGAGCATGTGGAAGTTGGTAAGAACAAATCGTTCTTTAAGACCAACAGCACGAGCTCCCGGGGTGTAAGGGGAGGAGTGAATGTAACAGTAGGAAGAGTTAGCAAGGGAGGCGAAGTTAGGGTCATGAGCTTGAGCTTTGACAACTCGAGTACGGCCGAGAGCGGCGTTTCGAAAGGAAATGACTTTGGCTTTTCGGATACGGATGCGTTCTTCTTTGTCGCGAGCACTCTGAGCGTGAGTGGGGGAAGGGGAAGTTTGTACGTTAATAACAGTTGGAGTAGCGGCGAGAATGGTTTTGAGAGCGACCATAATCGTAACTGAAACAGCTGCGATAGACATACACGTTGCGAAGATAATTGTGGCAGAAGCCGACAAGAAAGTATTGAGAAGGGAAGTACCATAAACAAAAGGATTGAGATAAGAGGCATAATAGTACATGCTTTTCAAAATCATATTGATATTGGGACAGTATTTCCTATATTTCTTGGGGATAGGGTCAGGTTTGTCATCTTCGTAAACTCCGTATTTTTCGAAGAGAGTTCGGCGATCTGTGGTCAGACGCGCGTACTCTCGTTGCAAAACAACACGGAGAGCGTTGTCACCGCAAGCGGTGGCATAAACTTGAGCGAGGGGGTAATCATTGAAATCTTCAGGAGGTGAAGCGAGATTGAACTGAGGGATCCAGTTGGCGTTTTCGAGGTTTTCGACAGCGTCTTCTAGAATTTCTTTCCAGGGTTTAGTGCTTGCGCACTCAACTCTGAGTGAAGAGGAAAACTTGACGAACAAGCGTTCCTTAACGTAAGAATCAGTCAAACCTTGAGCTTTTGGGAGAGCAGCGGTTTCGAGTAAAATGGCGTTTTTAAGGACGTCATAATTATCTACGAATCCGCGTTTCTCGTCGAGAGTTTGATTTCGTTTGAGAGTGTGATGGCGTACACGGGTGAGGCGTGCGCGGGCAAGATGCCCGAGAAGATCATGGAGGGACATACGATGGGCGGGTGCATTTAAGGCGTCTGTAGAAAGAACGACGTCGAAAGTGTACGCGCGCCAATCAATATTTCCAAGTTCATTCACGGGAATGCCGTTTGGGATGATGGGGGTGATTTGAAGCGCAAATCTACGCAGGAGAGCATGTGGGACAGCGAGAAGATCTCTCCAATGTACAGGTGCAGAATTGGTCGTGCACCAGACGAATTCAGATTTGTCAAAGTGAACGCCTTTGTTTTCAACAGAGGCGTAATTAATGGGTCGAGGAGCGACGTTCACTAATCCAAGCAAAGCTTTAGCGTGAGCCAAGCGAGCTTGTGGGTCATTGACAGTCATGAATTCATCAAATACATAAGAAGATTGGTCTTTATGACCTTCTTCAAAATCTGTATCAGGAAGACGATGGTATTGGAGTAAGTTGGAACAAACTCCCATATCATGCAACATATCAATCAAGTAAGAAAGGAAAGCAGTTTTTCCTAGGCCGGGGGCGCCTAGTAGAAGCACTCCAACAGGTTCAACCCTGGAGGAGGTTTCGGAGAGCTTGCCAATAAATTGGCTTTGAACTTGAGAGAATGCGTTGTAGATGCGGAGTAAATCCGCCATAGCAACGTCTTTGTGATCGCGGTGAATGTTTTGGAAGTATGCGAGGCGTAAGTCGATAGACCATTGTTCGGCTTCAGCAATTTCAATAGGAGAAGAAATTGGAGAACGAATGATGGTCATAACATGGGGAGTTAACTTAACGAGACGGTCTACTTCTTTAACAAATTTGATTCCAGAGTCATCAAACAAGGCAACACCAAGAGTGTGAACTGTGATCCAGTTACACGAGGTGATGATGAGATGTTGGATGTTAATGAATATATCTTTCGCGTGCTTAACGGCAATAATGCCGATGGTAAAAGCACGCAAACGATTAAACAATACTTTGGAATCAAGTGTACCGAAAATCATTTCGATAAATGAAGAAGCGAGGGAGTTGAAGAAATCAACGAAGGCAAAAGATTGCGCAGTTTTGGTAAGGTTACCAGAACTACTGGCAATATTGGATTCGGAGAGAAAATCTTCCGCTGACAGTAATTGAGATGCCTCCTGAGACAAAAGATGTAAATCTTCTGAGGCAGGGGATGCTTTCAAAAATGGAGCGGAATCGTGGGGAGGAGGGGAAGGAGTGGGAGAGGGAATTGGTAGAATTAAGTCTAATTCAACGACTGTAGAGGGAACAGAGGTAGAAAATAGGCCAGAAAGAGTACCGGAGATGTCAAAGTTGATGAGCGTTTGTATAATGGAATGGAAAAACGCAGAAATCGACTTGGCAAGGCCGGGACCTAACTGGAGAATCTTTGTAGAAAGAGACTTAGCAATAGAAATAACCTTTGGAATGTGAGAGATGAGACCAAGGGGAACGGAAGTGTTTGTGGACCAAAGCTGATGGAGTGAATAAAGGGAATTCGCACCAACAAGAGTGGCACCAACGCGGTATGAGGTTTCGGAACGACACGCAAGAATGACAACAGAGGAAATTAATCCAATGAAGTGCAAACCATAGTGGAAGTTCTTAGAAGACAACACGTTGATGATTGAGGAAATCCAGGATTGGGGACCTTGGGCCTTGGTAGGCTTGTAGTCCTTATCGAGGTTTAACTCAGCTTTGAAACGTTTGAGTTCCTTGGCAACTCGTCTAGCAGTTTTCTTTGCAGAAAACTTGACGGGGGGAAGGGGAGCGGGGCGCTTGTCTTTGGGGGACTTGACAAGCAGGGAGTCGGCGTATTGGACGAATTCGTCCAACTCTTTTTGCAAGAGCTCTTCATCTGGTTGGGGTTCAGACGATGAAGAGGAGCTTGAAGAGGAAGTGGCATGGAGCGCGTCACGGAGGACAGATTCGGCAAGAATCGCAGAAGATCGAATTGGTCGATCTCTACGAGCAAGTCGTTTCTGAGCGATGACGTCATTTGTTCGTTTCGCAGCATGGAGAGTATCTAAAATACTCTGCCATGACTGTTGAATCGAACGCATGATTTGGAAGATGTCACTTTCTTTTTTACGGAGAGTGGTGAATGTGGTGGTGTACATACGCGTTTGAGCGCGTGTCATACGTCCAGCAGTAGATTTATGGAGCTTATCTAAAGTGGATTGTAGGAATGAGTCGAATTGTTCAAAAGGAACGTAGATATCTGAGTGGGAAAGAAGATTTCTAAGTTCGGTTGAAGTAACAATTCTGGGCAAACCAGCAGCGCGAGCTGCTTGACAAGCGATGGACGTGGGAGTGCCATTGAAACATGAGCGGACGACACCAAGAGGCAGTTCTAGAGAGGAAGAAAGATCTGCATTGATGAAGTCCCAAATGTCGCAACGGATGCGAGGGCAGGCCCTGAACTTTTCAGTCCAGGCACCAGTAGTAATTGAATGAACAACAAAACCTTGAGCGTAGGTTATATCTTTCTTATCATTATCTGCTTCGATTTCTCGAGGAGTAGCAGATGTTAAGTAAGACGGAAGAAGGGGGGGATTGTTGAGCATTCCATTAAAAACTACAGCTTGGGGAAGCTGGGCTTGGACGGGACGAGTGAAGGGAGGGGGAGGGGGGGGAGGTTGGTAAGCAGGAGTGGGAATCATTTTATCTTGAATCCATCTACGCTTTGAAGCAAATGCAGGCAACATGCAAATTAATGCAATGAGAGAGTAAAAGACAAAAGCGAGGATGAGAAGAGGAGAGACTTTGAGGAACTTGATGGCAAGAACCGTCAAGACAAGAAAATGAATTGCTTTGGAGAGATGGAGCATTTCGAGAATACTTTGGGCGTGTACCATTTCTAAAATTTCTTTCATTCGGACATTAATGAGTAGGATATAGAGAGATCCTAAAATGAGGTGAGAGAAAAAGTAGTACGGAGTTGAGACGAGGAAAGTGATGGCAGCGAAGGTCCAAAAGAACCACATAGAGACCCAAAATTGCATTCGAAGACGATTGTAGGTCAATTGGAGAGCAAATCGATTGCCAGCACGGGTGGAAAGGTGGCTGGCATTGATTATAATTGATTTTTGGTCATCGGGAAGAGCTAGAATTTGGGGGTTTCTAGCAAGGAGCATGGGTAGAATGGCATTCCAATCTGTAAGATAAGGCATGAAACGTGCTGTGGTGAGAGTAAGCAGTTTCGAGAGATAACGAACAGATGGAGAAGAGCGAGGGAGGAAAATGTAGAACATCATCAAGACACATGATATAAAGAGTATGCATGTGTCAAAAAGACGACGTTCGTTGGAAGCAGGAGCGAGGAAACAGATCGTTTCACCGGAGGAACCGGTGTAGTTGCCGTGGGGGCAAAAGGGGGTTTGAGCGGAATTTTCTGCTGTATGCTGGCTAAACACACTTGACGCATGGTCGATGGTGGGTGGTGGGGTGCAAACTCGGAGGCTGGGATGTTCCGAGACAGAGACATGACCCGACATGATCTATTTTAATAGCTAGTTTAGAGTGTTCAGACGAAATTTCAAACATGGGAATTTCGCACTTGGCGTGCAGGGTTTATCTGCAAACAATGATCAGTTAAGATCCGGTTCTGTGAAATACACAGACATATCCTTGAGGGGAGGAACGTGCTTTTAGAAAATGAGGCTGGCGGGGATGCCGCGAGAGACAAAATCAGGTGAACACATAGGACGAAGTGCACATTTCTGGGCATTATAAGTAGAACGTATCACTGGATAGTGAGAAAGAACTCTTTAGCGTTGTTACAACGGATGGGGTTCGAGAAAATCTTATAATATGAGAGGGTAGTGGAGATCGAGCGATGTGGCCCGTTACGACCGCATTGTCAATTGAATGACTAGGCGAGAATGTATATGTAAGTGGTATAAAGAGTACGCACAAACGATGAGGTGAGTATGTAACAATGTATATGTACAGTAGCTTGTAGGGGGTAAGCTGGGGGGTGATTTGTAGGGGGTAAATCGGTGGC